TACCTAGTCAGGCTGATCGTATCAGTTGTGAGCATAGTAAACTTCCGTGGCATATTGTTAACCCTAAAACAGAAGAGTGGGGAGAATGTATTCCAGAAGGTTACGTTCCAGATTTATTGGGTCGTCCGTGGGTCTGGGGTGTTACTGATTGTTGGTCATTAGTAAGAGATTGGTATAAACAGGAGAAAAATATTGAATTAAAAGATTATGAAAGAAATATGACTCCACAGGAGTTTTTAGATGATCCTTTGTTTGAAAGTTATGCGTGGAGGACAGGATTTAGAGAACTTAGAAATGATGAAAAATTAGAAGCAGGAGATGTATTATTAATGTCTATAATGCACCCAACTTTAAATCATGTAGCTATTTTTCTCGGAGATATGGTTTTACATCATTTAGCAGATAGACTATCTTGTAGAGAACCATATTCT